AGCATATACAAGCAGAGCGAGAAGTGGTTTCAGCAGTTTGCAGCAGTGATTGGCGATGAGGCTCACCTGTTCAAGTCCAAGTCTCTCACTGCCATCATGTCTAAATTGAAGGACTGTCCGTATCGTGTAGGCACCACGGGAACCCTTGACGGCACAAATACCCATAGGCTTGTTCTTGAGGGACTTTTTGGACGCGCCTACGAAGTCACCAAGACAAAGGAGTTGATGGAGAAGCGCATTCTCAGTGATCTGAAGATTGACTGTCTTCTGCTGTCGTATCCCGATCTTGACAGGCAGGCAGTCAAACGCGCCAAGTATCAGGACGAAATACGGTGGATCATTGGTTCGCAGAGGCGGAACAAGTTTATTGCCGATATGTGCAGTCGCTTGAAGGGCAACTCTCTCATACTATTTCAATTCGTTGAAGACCACGGAAAAGTACTAAATAGTCTAGTGAGGGCTTGCGTTCCTCCCGAACGCAAGGTATTCTTTGTGCATGGTGGTACAGAGGCTGCTGACAGAGAGGAGATTCGCAAGATTGTGGAGAGTGAATCCGATGCCGTCATTATTGCTTCATACGGTACATTCAGTACGGGAATCTCTATCCGTCGCCTCCACAACATCATATTTGCATCGCCATCCAAGTCACGCATTCGTGTTCTACAGAGCATCGGAAGGCAGTTGCGGGTGTCGCAAGACAAGACGGTTGCGCGACTTTACGATTTAGGTGATGATCTTTCCTGGAAAACTTGGAAAAATCACACCCTTCGGCACATGAATGAGCGTATGAAACTGTACGAGGCAGAGGGATTTGAACACAAACTAGTCAAGATACAGTTGGGAGAAGACACATGAGAAGAGCAAAGAAATCCGAACTCAGAGTCTTCAAACTACGCAGTGGAGAAGAGATCATCGCCAAGGTTTCTGGGAAGAGCAGGGGCAAGATTAAACTCGTTCGTCCCATGCGGATAATGAACAACATACAGACTGATCCGTATAGTGGAGTCAAGCGTCATGTGATTTTTTTCTCTGATTGGCTAGGCAGTTCTGCGGAAATAGAGGCAGACATTCCACTAGACTTTATTGTGGTTGAGTTGCCCCCTGATGCGGACATGATCAGCCTGTACACACGGCAGACAGAACACGATGACTTAAATGCAGGAAAGCCCGCAGCGGTTGTGCCTCCCGAACTTCCTCTTGAGATGAGCGAGGAAGAGATGCAACGGCTTTCGGATGATGTGGACCGAAAACTGGAAGAAATGATCAAGCAGTTGGCACGAGAAGATGTTCATGGCGCAACGGGAAATGGTGAAAACACACTTCCTATGGGAATGCCTTTCCCGTCTCCGTTTCAGATGCCCAAACTTCCGCCCATGCCTCCTCGCGGGGATGGAATACTGTTTTCCGTAAGCATTCCAAGTGACATACTCAGCAGTTGGGTTGAGAGTGGGTTCATTGACTATTTGAAAGACTCTGTTCAAGACTTTATCTCAACGGAGTTCATGGAAGAAATGATGAACGATGAGCGTGACTCCTTGCCACAGAAGCCAAAGAAAAAGCGGAACAAGCGCGAAAAGATTTCAAAAGACGAGTGGATTGAGCCTTTGGATGAACTTAAAAAGAAGCCCAACTACGGCAACAGCCACGAAGACTGGTCGCCGTACTTGAAGGACTACCTGCCAGACTCCGAGCCACCGCAGCCCGAACCACCAAAAAATGAAGAAGAGGGTTGACACCCTTGCAGATTTGATTCATAATGTATGCCGAAAGGACAGTGATGGCGAAGAAGAGCGACCACTACATAGACAATCAGCAATTTTTTGAGGAGATGCGGGCGTGGAAAACGCTTGTTCGTGCTGCGGACAAGACAGGAGAACGGCATCCTCCCGTGACGCACTACATCGGTGAGTGCTTTATGAAGATCGCGGAAAACCTGTCCCGCAAGCCCAACTTCATCAACTACCCGTATCGTGACGAGATGATTTCGGACGGCATAGAGAACTGCTTGCTGTATGCATACAATTTTGATCCATCCAAGTCCAAGAACCCGTTCTCGTACTTCACGCAGATCATCTACTATGCTTTCCTTCGTCGCATTCAGAAGGAGAAGAAGCAGGCGTACATCAAACTGAAGAAGATTGAGATGAGCGATGTGGATTCATCCATGAAGAAGTGGTTCCGCGAGAACTATCTCAAGGTTGGCGACAACTTTGAGACATTGCCCACTTTCCTTACCGAGACAGACATACAGAACTTTGAAAAGAAAACCGAACCCGTAGACGCGGAGCCTGCTCCAAAGAAGAGCAGCAAGCCCAAGCGAAAGCCAGCAAAGCCAAAGCCTGCGAAGAAAGGCAAGAAGAAGTGAAGATTTGCGTATATTTCCCATTTTGGTGGTGGATATGATATACATATTGTATGTCATACAAAATATACCTGATAGAAAACACCATTAACACCAAAAAATATGTTGGATATACCTCCCAAACTTTGCGAAAGAGATTCTATCAGCACAGCATATCCGATAAACCAATAGGCAAAGCAATCAGAAAACACGGAAAGTCTTGTTTTAAGGTAACTCTGATTGAGGAACACGAAACAATAGAATCTGTGTTGGAGAATGAAAAAAAATGGATATTACACCACAAAGCGTTTGGTTGTGGGTATAATTGCACGGTTGGTGGTGATCGTAGTCCTGTGAAAAGAAATAGTGACTCATATAAAACAGAAGAGTTTCGTAGGAAAGTTAGAAAAAATGCTATTGAACAACACTCGGATTCGGTCAAAAAGAAAAATCATGTTGATGGTATACGAAACTATTGGAAAAATCTCACAGAAGAACAAATGGATGCTCGCCGTAAGATCGCTGTTTTTAACGGGAAAAAAAGTACAACCGCTTGGAACAAAGGTCGTAAATTTCCAGGAACTGGAAAGGCGGGCGAAAAAAATCCTATGGCGAAACAATACAGGGTGTGGTTTCCTGATGGAACCGAGACAGTTATACAATGCCTGTCTTTGTTCTGTAAAAATAATGGGTTGACCTAGCGTAATGCTTGTGGTGTTCTTGAAGGTAAACAAAAGCACCACAAAGGTTTTAGATTTGCCAGATTGGAGAAGAATCACACATGAAAATTGCTATCATCTGTGACACCCACTTTCGGTGCGCGTAATGATTCCCCGCTGTTCATGGAACACTTCATGCGGTTCTTTGATCGCGTGTTTTTTCCACGCATACAGTCGGAGGGAATCACCACCATCATTCACATGGGAGACTTTCTTGATCGCCGCAAGTTCGTCAATTTCCTCACACTGAACGCAGTGCGGAATGGATTCATCAAGCGGCTTGAGGAAAGCGGTGCGGTCATGCACTGCATTCTTGGTAACCACGACATCTTCTTCAAGAACAAGAGCGAAGTGAACTCGCTTCAGGAACTGTTTTCTGACAAGTTCGTGGTGTATGACAAGCCAACCACCGTTGAGTTTGACGGTACACCGATTGCTCTGCTGCCGTGGATCAACAAAGAGAACGAAGCGGAATCCCTGAAGTTCATTGCGGAAACTCCTGCCGAAATCCTGTGTGGTCACCTTGAATTGAACGGATATCACGTGCTGCGCGGCACTCCTTTTGATGGGGGCATGAGCGCAGAACCGTTCAAGCGTTTCAAGGCGGTGTACACAGGACACTTCCATACCCGCCATTCCCGAGAGAATATCCACTACTTGGGATGTCCGTATCAAATCACCATGAACGACTACGGTGACAAGAAGGGATTCCATATTCTTGACACCGAAACCCGTGAGTTGGAGTTTGTGAAAAATCCGCATACGATCTTCACGCAGATCCGCTACGATGACACCGATGCCAGCGAGACTGTTCCTCTGTCAGTAGAAGAAGAGCGCACTCGCGGCAAGTTTGTGCGTATCATCGTGGAGCAGAAGACGAAGCCGTATCTGTTCGAGAAGTTCGTGGATTCGGTGTACGCTTCGGCTCCTCACGGGGTGACGATCATTGAAGACCTTCAGCCAGAGCAAAACGGGGACAGCGACCTCGTTGACTTGGGCGAGGACACCATCACCATCATCAACAAGGAGATTGAAGCCCTTCAGAATATCTCTGATCCGAAGCGGTTGAAGACCCTTGTGCGCGACCTGTATGCGGAGTGTGTTGCAAACGAGACTGTCAAGCCATGATTACCTTCAATAAAATTCGTTGGAAAAATCTGTTGAGTACGGGAAATGTATTCACAGAGGTTCAGTTGGACAAGCACTCCACCACTCTCATCTGTGGCGAGAACGGTGCGGGCAAGACCACCATGTTGGATGCTCTCACCTTTGTGCTTTACGGCAAGCCGTTCCGAAACATTAATCTGCCGCAGATCGTGAACTCCATCAACGGCAAAGATTGCGTAGTGGAGATTGAATTCACCTCAAACGGCAGCAAGTACAAGGTTGTGCGTGGGCTGGCTCCGAAAGTGTTTACCATTGAGAAGGACGGCAAGACCGTTGAGCAGACGGCAAATGCAAAGGACTACCAAGCCATTCTTGAGGGGCAAATCCTCAAGATGAACTACAAGACATTCTGTCAGGTAGTGATTCTTGGCTCCACGAACTATGTGCCGTTTATGCGCCTCCCTGCTGCGGATCGCCGTAACATCGTGGAGAACCTGTTGGACATTGATGTGTTCTCCAAGATGAACGAAGCACTGAAATCGCGGCTCACTTCTACAAAGGATGAACTGCGCTCTGTGGAGTCCACGATCAGCACGGTGAGGATGAAGATTGAACACAAGGCGGACATGATCAAGAAGATTGAGGAGAAGTCAGACTCGCAGTTGGAATCCTACAAGAAGTCTGCGGAGGAAGAGCAGGAGTCTCTGCAATCTCTGCTAGAGCGGAAGGCTACTTTGCAGAGCGAGATTGCTGCACTTGCGGAGAGTGTTGCGTCTGTGGACAAGCAGCGCGACTCTATCTCGCAGATGACGGCTCTACGAAAACAGATGCAAGGAAATGTGAAGAAAGTGCAGGACGAGCGAGAGTTCTACGAACAGAACGATGAATGTCCTGTGTGTAAGCACGGCTTGCCCGATGAGTTCCGTCAGGACATGATCGGCAAGAAGGAAGCCCGAGAAACGGAACTAGCCCTTGCTCTACAGAAGATGGAGCGGATGCTAGAGGACGCGAGAACGAAACTTGACATTGCGAATGTGGTTGTGAAGCAGATAGACGAAAAGCGTCAGGAGTCTCACAAGACTGATTCCGCAATTGCGTCCTCCAAGAAATATCTGAAGCAGTTGCAGGAACTCGCGGAGAAGGTACAGCGGGAGAAGGGTTCCATTCAGACGGAACGGGATGCCATCACCACGCTGCAAGCAGAAGAGGACGCAGCAGAAGGACAGAAGAAGGAGTTCGTTGAGGACTTGCACACAATGGAGATTGCCACCGTGCTGCTGAAGGACAGCGGTATCAAGCGCAAGATCATTCGTAAATACATTCCTGC